CCCGCCGCTTCCGCCCGACGTCGTGGAGTTCGTCGACCGCATGGCCGTGGAGGGTTGAGTCGATGGCCGACGACCGCGTCTGCGCCGTCATGCTCTGCTACCGGGACGCCGAGTGGGTGCTCGAGCAGGTCGAGCGTTGGTCCGCGTTCGTCGACGTCTTCGCCATAGCCGTCGGCCCGTACGAGGGCGCGGCCGACATGACGCCGGACGTCGAGTCGGTCGCCCGTCTGGAGGCGTCCGAGCACTCGGCGAGCATGATCGTCGCGTCCGGCGTCTGGGCCGGCGGCGAACCCGCGGAGCTCCGCGATCTGATGGAGGGCGAGGCGTTGGCCGCCGCAGGCTATCCACCGAAGGTGGTGGAGTTAGGGCCGGACGAGCTGTGGCCGGACGAGCTGATGCTCGGCGTCGCGACCGTGCTTCGCAACGCGCCGGCGTGCGAGCCGCTGCACGTGGTCGTTCCGCAGCGGCTCTACGGCGGGGTTGGGAGCAGGCCGCTCCTGGAGTTGCGGAGCGCGGCCGACGTGGGCAGGGCATCGCTGCCGCCCCTCGTGCGGGCCGGCGTAGCCCCGGTTGGTCGGCGTTGGCATCACGACGTCGGGCTCCGGCGCCACGGCAGGCTCAGGACCGTTCGCGTGACGGGCCCGCCTCTCCGGCACCTCGCGTGGGTCGGCGAGCGCAGGGTTAGGCGGAAGCTCGCCCAGCGGGCCCGGGCGTTCCCGACGCGGCGTCACGCGCCGGTCGAGGACGTGCTGGCGCTGCTGCGGGGTGAGCGCGGCTGGGCGCGCGTGGCCGGCGTCGGCCTCTGGCAGTCCCCCGCTTGCGGGGTCGAGCCCGACGTCGTAGAATTCGCGCGCCGAATGATGAGGGAGGGCTGAGGCGTGCGGGCACTCGTCACGGGCGGCGCGGGCTTCGTCGGCTCGAACCTCGTGTTGGCGCTCTGCGCGCGCGGCTGGGACGTCGCGGTTCTCGACAACCTGCTAACGGGTCAGAAGGAGAACCTGGACGGCCTGCCCGTGGAGTTCGTGGAAGGGGACGTCTCCGTCGACAGCGACCCGTGCATCCGTTCGCTCTGTGAGGGGCGAGACGTGGTCTTCCACCTCGCGGCCGTCCCGCTCCTGATGTCCGAGACCTCTCTGGCGCTCAGCACGAACGTCCGTGGGACGTGCAACGTTCTGGAGGCGGCGTGTCTGGCGAAGGTCCCGCGCGTCGTCCTGGCCTCCAGCGTCTGCGTGTACGGGGACGGCTTCGAGGTGTACCCGCTGAAAGAGGGCGCGCCGCTGCAGCCCACGAACTTCTACGCGGCGTCCAAGTGCGCTGCGGAGGCCTACGCTCGGGCGTTCTGGGAGCGGCGCGATCTCCACGTCGTGACCCTCCGCTACTCGAACATCTACGGCCCCCGGCAGCTGCCCGAGAAGGCAAAGCGGTCCCGAACCTTTGGCCGAGTAGTTAACGGAGGGTGTGAATGTGGGTAATGGCACAGGATGGCGAACCGGAGTTACGGGCGATCTACAATCGCCATTATTCCTGTTACCATTACGCCGACGGCAGGACGCCGAAGAAATTTACGGGGCCAGGAGAGATTGTTGTTTTGACCACTCCGCAACGATCAGCATTGTGGGTGTGGCGAAAATTCAAGGACAAGTGCATTGATGAGCGCACGGGGCGACCACAGCAGGGGGTTAATTGCGCAGTATTTCGGAATGAAGGCGCGGGCCTCTCATCTGACCTTATCCGAAAAGCGGACGCCATTGCTGATTTCTGCTGGTCTGATAAACGGCACTACACCTACGTTTCGGCGAAGGATGTCACGTCTCGGAATCCAGGGTATTGCTTCATATGCGCCGGATGGGTCCGTTGTGGAACCACAAAATCAGGCCTACTTATTTTCGAGAGGATCAGAAATGGCGGATGATGTTTTCGATTGGGAACTTGCCAGGTGCATCCAGGATCATCAGGCCGAGGGCAAGGCCATCACCGACCGCCTGAAAGAGCAAGGACCGCTCGTGATTGACCGGCTGCTGAATTTCTACGGCCACGAAACGAGCCTGCGCCAGTTGGCCCGAGACGCCGGATGCTCGGCCACGTACCTGAGCCGGATTCATCGAGGCCACCTTGTCATCTCTCCGGGCCTGTTCGCCCTGTTGAGTGACTTTTTACAGGATCGAACCCAGCACGAGCGGTTAACAGCCCGCCCCAAAGATAGAATGAAAGCGGGTAGATGCCGAAGCAGAAAGGACTTACGCAAATGACCATCTGCGCAGATGGCGAAAGTTCGAGAATGGATTCAGGGGACGGGGGCGTCGTCGCGCGGTTCGTCGACCAGGCGTTGCTCGACGCGCCGCTGACCGTCGTAAAGGGCCAGGCGCGGGACTTCACGTACGTGGACGACGCCTGCCGGGCGACGTTGGCCGCGGCCTACTTCGGTGGGCCGGGAGCGGTCTACAACGTGGGGACGGGGGCGGCGACGGCGATCTCCGAGCTCGCCGACGCCGTGTCATGTGCGGTTCGAGGCTCCGCGTTCGCAGCATGTCGGGAGTACGTGGAACCTCGATGGTGCGACGACGTCGTCGGGCGCTGTGTTGACATCAACAGGGCGAGGACGGATCTCGATTACATCCCGGCCTGGTCGCTCCGTGCGGGGTTGGCCGAGACCGTCCGGTGGCAACGGGAGAGGCTCAGATGAAGGTCGAGACGCCGCGCCAGCTCCTGGACTTCTGCCCGAAGATCGTGTTCGAGGACGGGACGACGAACGGCGGGCCTGTGCTGTCCATGCTCGAGACGATCTGGGGCCGGGAGTTCCGGGAGCTCGGGCCGAGGACGCTGGAGATTGGGGCGGGCGTCACGACGCTCGCGCTCCTGATCCGGGGCGTGGACGTTGACTCCGTGGACCCCGACCCGCGCGTCTGGTCGAAGATCTACGGGCTCGCGCGTGAGCTGGAGCTGCCCGGGCTCCGGCGGCTCCGCCCGATCTGCCTGCCCTCGCACCTCGCCCTGCCCGCCCTGCGCGGGCCGTACGGGTTCGCGTTGATGGACGGCGACTCGGCGTTCCCGGAGGCGGCCCTCGAGTGGGGGTACGTCGACCAAGCGTTGCGCGAGGGCGGGCTGCTGATGCTCGACGACGTGAAGTTCTGGACGAACCGGCAGCTGGCGCTCTTCCTCGAGGCGTCGGAGCACTACGAGCTCGAGCGGGACCTCGGGCGGGCCCGCCTCTACCGGAAGCTCGAGCACGGCCTGTCTGCCATGTACCACGCGCGGCAGCCGCGGCTCGTCGTCGACCCGGCGAAGGGGGGTTGAGCGTAGACACGTTCGGCCAGCTCGTGGACAAGCTGAGCATCGTGACCATGAAGCTCGGCCACACGCCGGACTCCGACCCGGTCACGCGCAAGGAGCTCTGGCGGCAGTGGGGCCTGCTGCTGACGGAGATGTTGGACTTGTCCGAGCGAGTGGTGCGGGGCGGCGAGCTGACGCGGCAGGAGCTCGTGCGCCCCGCCTGCAAGGTGGACCCCCCGCCCGAGGCGGCCGTGCAGGAGGCGAAGAGCCTCGCGCATGGCGCGGAACTCCTCGGGCGGAAGAACGACGAGATGTGGCACGACACGGAGATGTTCCGCCGCGCGCGCGACGCCGACTGCGACGAGCTGCGCGAGCGCTGCTACTCGAACGTGGTGCGGAACCAGGAGCGGACGCTGCTCGTCGACCGGCTCGACGAGCTGTTCGTGGAGCAGCCGTTATAACAAATGTGATAAGGTGGGCGTGGGTGAGGCGGGTCGCCATAGTCTGCGCGTCGGCGTCCGGCGACGTGGCCAACTGCACGGCCGTCGTCCGCCACCGCGCCCGGCTGTTTCCGGGCGCGGAGCTCCACTTCTACGTCCTGCGCCCGTTCGCCGACGCCGTGCGCCACAACCCGTTTCTGACCGTGCACGAGCACGAGCCGTCGGCGACCTTCTACGGCGATCCCCAGGATCCGAAGCGGGACGGCCGGGACGGGCGGGGGGAGACGCGGCGGCTGATGATGCTGGCGAACGGGGAGGGCGCCGACGACGTGCACGCGCCCGTCAACTACATGAACGAGAAGATACGGGACAAGCCGGGCAACCGGACGCCGGGCGCGATCGTGCGCATGCCTGCCCTCTACTTCGGGCTCGGGCCGGCCGACGACTGGCGGCCTATGATCTTCCTGACGCCGGGGGAGGTCGAGGGCGTGGACGCCTTCTTCCGCGACCTGCCGGCCGGGCGCCCGCGCGTCATGCTCGAGACGGGGGAGGGCTACCAGTCGCCGACCTGGACGCCGGAGCTGACGGGGCGGATCGCGGACCGGCTTGCGCGCTGGGACCCGGTCTTCCTCTGCCCGTCGAAGCCCCGGCTCTGGCGGCCGGACGGGCGGCGATTCTTCTCCCTGGCCGCGCTCGGCTTCCGCCAGCTGACGGAGGCGTACAACCGGTGCAGGATGTTCGTCGGCTGCTCGTCCGGGCCCGCGTGCGTCACGTGCGCCGACCGCTGCGACGCGCGTATCCCGCGCGTCGAGCACTACCCGGAGACCTACTTCTGGCGGGGGACGAAGGGCAACGCGCCGCACACGGAGCAGTTCGCCGGCGAAGACGAGTTGCTCGACCGGTTGGAGACGTTGGGCGAGGAGGTGTTGGGATGAGTGAAGTGAACACGTCCATCAGCGTCTTGTGGCCAGAGCAGTGGTGGAAGAGGACCGTCACGTCGTTCCCGGACCTGGAGCGGCGGCAGCGCGTCGCCCTGCTCGGCTTCGGCCGGGCCGGGATCGGCGTCCTCCGCTGGCTCTACGCGCAGCGCGACCGGTTCGAGGTCGAGCTGTGGACGCACGGGCCGACGCCCGACCAGCCGGACATCCGGGACGTGGCGAGCCTGCTCGGGATCGAGTGTCACGAGGTGTCGGTCAACGATGTCCAGGACCCCGACGGCCTCGACGCCTTCCGCTGGCTCTGCCCGGACGTCGTGGCCAGCGTCTGCTACCGCGAGCGCGTCCTGCCCCGCGTGCTCGACTACGTGGCGGGCCGGGCGTTCAACGTCCATCCTTCGCTCCTGCCTCTCCACCGCGGATGTTCTGCCGTTCCGTGGCAGATTATCGAGGGCGACCAGCACGCGGGCGTCACCTTCCACTACATGACGGAGCGGTTCGACGACGGCGACGTGATCCTGCAGCTGGCCGAGCAGGTGGCCGACGACGAGACAGCGGCGTCGTTGTTCACCAAGCTCGAGGAGCGGATGGTCCAGTACTGGCCGGCCGCCCTCGAGCTCGTGCTCGCCGGCTTCCCGGGCGCGGCCCAGCGCGGGCGGTCGTCGTACCACGGGCGAGGATGTCCGTATGACGGCAAGCTGGAGTATGTGCCGCTTGATTCCCGTGCTCGATTTGTGCGCGCCATGCATTACCCGCCGATGCCGCCTGCAACGTATGATGGAAAACCGGTGTGCGAAGAAGACTATTTGAAGGGAAGGAATAGCTGATGAAGAAAATCTTCGTCACAGGCGGCGCGGGCTACATCGGGACGACGCTCGTGCCCATGCTGCTCGAGCGCCGCGACTACGTGCGCGTCTTCGACTCCCTGCTCTTTGGCGGCGACGGCCTCGTCGCGTGTTTCAGGAACCCGCGCTTCTCCTTCGTGTGTGGCGACGTGACGGACGCGCATGCGCTGAGGCGGGGGCTCGACGGCTTCCGGCCGGACGCGGTCGTCCACCTGGCGGCCATCGTCGGCTACCCCCAGTGCAAGAAGGTCGGCGAGCGGCGGACGCACGAGGTCAACGTGGGGGGCACGCGGAACGTGCGGCGGGCGACCGGCCGGGCCCCGCTCGTCTTCGCCTCGACGACGAGCGTGTACGGCAAGCTGGAGGACGTGTGCGAGGAAGGGGGGCCGAAGAGGCCGCTCACGACCTACGGCCGGTCAAAGCTCGAGGCCGAGGAGTTGCTGGACGACGCCGTGCGCCTGCGGCTGGCCACGAACTTCGGCGTCTCGCCCCGCATGCGCCTCGACCTGCTGCTGAACGACTTCGTGTACCGGGCGGTGAAGGAGCGGAACCTCGTGGTCTACGAGCGGGGGCACAGGCGCGGGTTCGTCTGCGTCCGGGACTCGGCGCGCGCCATCATGCACGCGCTTGACAACTTTGCGGCCATGTGCGGCCAGCCGTTCAACGTCGGCCACGAGTCGCTGGACACGACGAAGGGCGAGCTCGCGGAGATGGTGGCCGCGCGTACGGACGCCTACCTGCACTTCGCCGACTACGCTGCGGACGAGGATCAGCGGGACTACCATGTCTGCTACGAGCGGCTGGCTGCCGCCGAGGGCTGGCGGCCGACTGTCTCGCTCGAGGACGGGATTGAGGAGGTCCGCCGCGCCTGTTCCGTGCTTGACAGGGGTGGCCGGATGAGTAACGTGTAGGGCTCGGCAGGAGGTGCGCGGACGGTAGGCTACTGGCGCGGCAGGCGCGTGCTCGTCACGGGCGGGACGGGCTTTCTCGGCCACCACCTCGTTCCCAGATTGAGAACGTTGGGCGCGGAGGTCGTCGCGCCCGCATCGGGCGACTGCGATCTGACCAAGTTGTCGGAGACGCGCGGGTACTTCGCCAAGATCAACGCACAGATCGTGATCCATGCGGCGGCCTACTACGGCGGGATCGGCGTCAATGAGCGGGAGCCGGCCGAGCTCTTCCACGAGAACGCGGTGATGGGCGCGAACGTCTTTGAGGCCTGCGCCCGCATGCCGAACGTGGGCGCGGAGATGCCGGAGAAGCTCGTCGTCGTCGGCACGGCCTGCGCGTATCCGGGCGCGGCCGCGCACCGCCCGGCCTTGCGCGAGGACGAGCTCTGGGACGGCCCGCCCCATCCGTCCGTCGAAGGCTACGCCGCGGTCAAACGGCTGTTGGACGTCGCCGGCCGCTGCTACCTCCGGCAGCACGGCCTGCGGTCGTGCCACCTGCTGCTGACGAACTTGTACGGCGAGCACGACTGCTTCGACGCCCGCCGCAGCCACGTCGTGGCCGCCCTCGTCCGCAAGTTCGTGGAGGCCGCCGACTCCCGCGCCCCCCGCGTCGAGGTCTGGGGCACCGGAAGGCCGGTGCGGGAGTTCATGTACGCGGGCGACGCTGCTGACGGCGTCGTGCGGGCGGCCGAGCGTGCGTTGCCCGCCGAGCGGATCAACATCGGGACGGGCGTGGGCACGCGCATACGCAAGCTCGTCGACCTCGTCGTCGAGCTCACGGGCTACGAGGGCGAGGTCTTCTGGAACGACGAGCATCCTGACGGCGCGCCGCACAAGGTCTTGGACGTGCGGCACATGTGGGCAACGCTCGACTGGGAGCCGCAGACGACGTTGCAGGACGGGCTCGGGCGAACGATAGCCTGGTACAGGGAGAACAAGGCCGAGGCTGACGCCCGGCCGTGAGCGTGGAGAAAGGGGTTGGGGAATGGCGAGGAAGAAGATGGGGCGGCGGAAGGGCGCCGGGGCGGCCAAGCTCGAGGACCTGCCGCCGGAGGTCCGGCGGACGATCACGCGCCTGGTCTCGGAGAACAGGATATTGAAGGCCGAGCGCGACGAGCTGCGCGAGCGCCTGGACCGGGCGGCGGACGGCGGCGCGACGGCCCTCGACTCGCCGGGTGCGGGCAAGGACGACGCGCGCCACATCGTGTTCGTCGGCCACGGGGAGCACGACCAGAACCGGCTCGTGAACGAGGGTGGGCGGCGCTGCCGGGCGAACCGGGACGTGGTGGCCGTCCTGCCCGCGCGCGCGCTCGCGCTCGTGGAGGAGACGGGCGAGGCGCGGTATGCGACGGACGAGGAGGTCGAGCGCGGCCTCGCCGGGCCGGTCGATGACGACGACGAGGACGGAGAGGAGCCCTAGTAGCCTCCGCTGCCGTGTGGGGTCGGGGGCCCGATGAGTGGGGGGGCTGCGGAGGAACCCCGCCCGGGCCCCTCCCCCGTTTGACGAGAGAGTGCGCCGGATGGCCATCGACTCTTCCGACACGCCCTGGCCCGTCCTGGCCTCCGCCCTCGGCTGCAGGTTGACGGCCTTCCAGTGCCGGATGCTGCTCGCCCTCCAGCGCGGCCCGCGCGTGGCCGTCAAGACCGGGCACGGGATCGGCAAGGGGTACGCGGCGTCCGTCGCCATCCTCCTCTTCGAGCTCGCGAATGTAGAGGAGGGCGCGCTGACCGTGGTCACGGCGCCGACCGGCCGGCAGGCGGGCGCCATCATCTGGTCGGAGCTCATGTCGCGCACGCGCGAGCTGTGCGAGGGCCGGACCTCGCCCGGCCTCCCGCGCTCGCCCGACCTGGAGATCAACGAGCACGTGCTGAAGATCGGGGGCCGGCGGGCGGCCATGCACTACACGGCGCCGCCCGCGCAGGCCACGGCCTTCCAGGGCATCCACGCGCCCTGCATCCTGGTCGTGGTGGACGAGGCGGCGGGCGTCGACCGCCGGATATTCGAGGCCGCGTCCACGCTCGGGACCGGCGCGGGGTCCAAGCAGCTCGTGCTCGGCAACCCGACGAACCCGGGCGAGTTCGAGCGCATGTTCGAGCGCGGCTCGGGCTGGGAGGCGCTCAGCTGCTCGTGCTTCGAGCACCCGAACGTCCGCCTCGACCGGAACGTCGTGCCCGGCGCCGTGTCCCGCGAGTGGATAGACTCCAGGTGGGCGAGGCACGGCGACCGATCGGGGCCAGTCCAATGGCCGCCGGGCGAGCTGCCGCGCGACCTCCGCCGGTGGCCCGACTGGGCGAGGCTGTCGGCGCACGACGACCCGTTCTGGCAAGGGCGCGTCCTCTCCGTGTTCCCAACCGAGGGCCCGGACACGCTGGTGACGGCCGCCGTCTTCCGGGCCGTGGCCAGCCTCTCGTTCCCGGCCGACTCTGGCAGGCGGACGACGCTGGGCGTGGACATCGCGCGCTTCGGCCGCGACCTGACCGTTCTGTGCGCGTGCCGGGGCCGGGACGTCGTGCACATGGAGGACCACGCGCGGACGTCCGGGCCCCAGGTCGTCAGGCTCGTGGTCGCCGCCGCCCGGCGGCTGGGCGTCGACCCGCGAGACGTCCGCATAGACGCGACGGGCATCGGCGGCATGGGCGTCGGCGACTGGTTGCCCGGCGCGCCCGGCCTGACGGAGGCCGAACGCGAGCTCTGGGCGCAGTGCGAGGCCGTGGAGTTCGGGGGCCGGGCGCGGGAGCCCGACCGGTTCGTGGACAGGCGGGCGGAGATCCTGTACGGCCTCCGCCAGCGGTTCGAGGACCGCTCGATGGGCCTCGGCTCGCTCGACGCCCGGTGGACGGACGTCCTGGACGGCGAGCTGCGCGGCCTCTCGTACGGCTACCGCGGGTCGCGCATCGCCATAGAGGCGAAGGAGCAGTATCGGAAGCGGACCGGGCACTCGCCGGACCACGCGGAGGCCCTGGCGCTGGCCGCCGAGCCCTCCCGGCTCGGGTCGACGGCGGCGGCCGACGTGCGGCCGGACGAGCTGCTTGCGGACGCCGGGATAGGCGTGGTAGGATGCCGGCCTAGTCGCGGTGGTTGGCGGACGGACGACGAGGACCTGCTGGAGGAGGAGGCGGAGCGCCGGCTGAGCGAGGCCGGGTGGGGATAGGAGCTTCTTGCTTCCGGTCTGAGACCCGAGGTGGTGGAGACGTTGACGGGAAGGAGGGGTTGAACTGATGCTCAGGGCGAAGATCGACGGGGAGTCACTGAGGCGGGCGGCCCGGCTGCTTGAGCGCGTGACGTCGCGCGCCACGCCCCGCCCGGTCCTGAAGGCCGTGCACCTGGAGGCGGACGGCGGGACGACGGTCGTGGCGTCGGCCACCGATCTGGCGACGACCGTGCGCGTGCGCGTCGACTGCGAGGGCGTGGAGGCCGACGGGCCGGCGCTCGTCGACGGCCGGCTCCTGCGCGTGGCGCTCACGAGCCGGGCCGAGACGCTGGCGCTCAGGGCGTCGGAGAAGCGGGCGGAGATCAGGGCGGGCGAGTCCCGCTTCCGCCTCGCCCTCCTCGACCCGGCTGAGTACCCGGAGTTGCCGAAGCTCGAGTCCGGGGGGAAGGCGCTCGAGCTGGACGCCGCGGAGTTCTCGGCCGCCGTCGGCCGGGCGGCGTCGTCCGTGGCTACGGAGAACGGGCGGTACGTGCTGGCCGCCGTCCACATGGTCGTCGAGTCGAAGGCCCGGAAGGGCGGGAAAGCGAAGAAGGCGAAGAAGGGGGCGGTGCAGGACGGGGATCGGCAGCTGGCGCTCGTGGGCTTCGACGGTCGGCGGCTGACGGTCGCCGAGTGCGCGGTCGCCGGCGGCCGTCTCGACGACCTTACGTTCCTGGCCCGACCCGCCGCGCTCTCCCTCCTGGCCCGCCTGCCGGGCGAGGTCGAGGACGAGTGGCTTAGGCTGTCCGTGGACGGCGACGATGGCCGGCTGCGGGCGTCGAGGGGCGGCGCATGCGTCTGGACGCTGGCCGTCGAGGGCCGGTTCCCGGCCTGGCGCGACCTGATACCGACGCGCGAGCATCGGACGCTGTGCGTGGACTCCGCGGCCTTCCAAGACGCGCTCAAGCAGCTCGACTGCTTCCGGTCGCTCGACAGCAACGCCGTCCGCCTGACCGTGGGCAAGAACGGTCTGGCGCTGAAGGCGAGGTCGGCCGAGGCCGGCGAGGGTGAGGTCGGCGTGCCCGTCCTGGGCGGGTCGGACGCCGAACCGGGGTGGCGCGACTTCTTCCAGCCCCAGTTCCTGGCCGACGCGGCGACCGCCTGCCCGGCCGACGCCCTGACCCTGGAGCTGCGAGAGCCTGTCGAGCTAGAGGAGGGCGTGCGGCAGGACGCCCCCGTCGTGTTCAGGGACGAGCGGACGACGGTCGTCATCGCGCCCTTCGCCGTCGCGGGCGGGAGCTGGGATGACGAGCAGGAGTAGGCGCTCGACGCCCCGCGTCCGCATCCTGGTCGGCGACGTCTTCGACCGTCTGTCGGAGTTGCCCGAGGAGTCTGTCCACCTCTGTGTCACTTCACCACCCTACTGGGGCCTCCGCGACTACTCGGTCGAGCCGCGGGCCTACGGCGGCGATCCGGGCTGCGAGCACGAGTGGGGGGTCGAAGAGAGGGGGAAGCGGAAGGACCTGCTGCCGTCGAGCGAGACGCGCTCGACCTGTCGGACGGGGACGGACGAACGCCAGGGCCGGGCGTCCGTGACCGGCGGTCGCCGTTGTGGCCGGTGCGGTGCTTGGCTCGGCTGTCTGGGGAAGGAGCCGATGCCCGCCGAGTGGTGCGCCCGCCAAGTCGAGGTCTTCCGCCTCGTCCGCCGCCTTCTGCGCCCGGACGGCTCGCTGTTCGTGAACGTCGGCGACTGCTACTCGCGCGGCAAGCTGAAGATGGTCGAGGACTGTGTTCGTGGCGGGAAACAGAATAGTAGTATGCGGAGTGAACGTCGAGCGCCTGGTTATAAGGATGGCGACCGCGTCCTCCTCGGCCCGATGTTCGCCGAGGCCATGCGCGTCGACGGCTGGCACCTCTGCCAGCAGATAGTGTGGGCGAAGGCCGTGGCCTTTGCTGAGTCGGGCGACGTCGGCTCCTGCATGCCCGAGTCCGTCGACGGCTGGCGTTGGGTTCGCTGCAGGCGAAAGCTCGCGTCGGCGAGGAGTTGCAGAGACGAGTCACTGAAGCAGGACGGACATGGGCCGAGGCGTGCGGGGTTCAACGCGCGGTGGAAAGAATCTCAACGCAAACCCTCCGGCTGGAACGTTGGCCACGACGCGCCGGACGACGTCGGCCGCTATCTTGACAACCGGCACGAGGCGGTGTACGAGGACTGCCCCGGCTGCGACCGCTGCCGGCCGAACGACGGGCTGGTCCTGCGCAGGGGTAGGCTTCGCCCGGTCAACAGCTACGAGTACTTGTACCAGTTCTCGAAAGGTCCCCGCCCGTTCGGGGACCGGGAGGCCGTTCGGGAGCCGGCGTCGGCCTCCTCGCTCGCCCGCATAGCGCAGCCGACGTTCGACCTCCAGACGGGCGGACCGAAAGACTACCGGAAGACGGGCGTCAACCCGTCACAGAGCTGTCGGAAGGCGCTGGAGAACTTCAGGCGGAACCCGGGCCGGACGCCGCGCGCGGTCTGGCGGATCAACCCGGAGCCGACCCGCCTCTGTCACTTCGCCACCTATCCTCAGAAGCTCGTCGAGCCGTGCGTCGCCGGCTGGACGTCCGAGGCCGGCTGCTGCGCGGCGTGCGGCGCGCCGTGGGCGAGGGTCGTGGAGCGCACGCCGGAGTACCAGGAGCTCGCGGACAAGTTCAGCGGATGGTCTGCGAATCCCGAGACGGAGGCGGTGAGACTGAGGACTGGCGTTGGAATGGGCCATCCCGCGAGTCTTCCGCCCGCGAACCGCACGCTCGGCTTCCGCCCGACCTGCGGTTGCCCGCCCGCCGACCCCGTGCCGTGCACGGTCCTCGACCCGTACCTCGGGACCGGGACCACGCTGCTCGTCGCCTCTCGCATGGGCCGGGACGGCGTGGGCGTGGAACTGAACCCGGAGTACGCGGAGATGGCGAGGCAGCGGATCGCCGACGACGCTCCGCTGCTGGGCGTGGTCGTCGATTCAATTCCGGAGGGGACGTCCGAGGATGGGTCGCCCGCGCAAGCCCCCGCTGCTCTCCGTCCGGCCCGCCGCCCTGCGCGCGGCCGTCGACCACGCGGCGGCCGTCGCCGAGCGCGTGCCGACGGCCGAGGCTGAGGTCTACGGCTACCTCGTCGGCCGACGGACCGTGCGCGGGGCCCAGGTCCACTGCACGGCCGCGGAGCCGAACGCGACGGCGGACGACCACGCGCTGTACCTGGACGAGGAGGACCGCGAGCGCCGGATGCACGCCCTCTGCCGCCGGCATGCGCCGCTCGAGATCGTGGGTGACTACCACTCGCACGTCTACGACGAGTTTTGCACGCCCGCCTTCCTCTCCCAGCTGTCGGAGGACGACGACAGCGGGACGGGCGAGGGCCAGTTCGAGATCGTGCTCGCCGTCCTCCCGGCCGAGATCCCGCCCGGCTTCCGCCGGCTGTTTGTCGAGCTCCGCCGGCGCTCGCCCGACCTGTGGGCGTTCCGCCGCCACCGCTCCCGCCTCGTCCGCGCAGAGGCCTACCTGAAGCGGCGGGGCTGGTGTGAGCCCGCCGCCCTCCGCGTCCGCTGAGCTGAGGTTCCCACCTTTATCACATTTGTTATAAGACGGCCGGTGCGGGCGGCCCGCGGCCGGTGCCCGGGTAGACGATTCAGGGCCCCGAAAGGTGCGGCCTTGGACGCGGCGCGGGACGCCGAAGGTGCGGGCGAGGATCGGCCGAAGTTTCGCCGGCCGGTCAGGGCCCGTGCGCGCGGGGACGCGAGGCGGCGCGCGCGCTGGGCCCGGATGCGCGAGCGGGGGCAGGGCGACCGGGCGGTCGCCGAGCTCCTGCGCGCTCTCGACTGGCGGCTGAAGATTGAAGGCGTGCAGGTCGTCGAGCGCCGGTCCCGGGCGTACGAGAAGCCGTCGGACAGGCGGAGGCGCAAGGCTAGGGAGTCGGAGCGGCGGTTGAGGCGCGCCCGGGTCAGGCGAGGGTGAGGGGGGCGGGGCGGGTGACGGTCGACCTCACGGTCCTGCTCCTGCTCGAGCTCGGCCTCGGCCTCCAGAACCTGGAGGAGCTGCGGGCGCGGTTCGACGCCGAGGTCGACCGGATGGTCGAGGAGGTGCTGGCAGATGACGACCAGGAAGAGGGCGCGTGTGGCGAGCGGCTCGGGCGGCGTCGAGCGCAAGGCCATAGGTGCCCGGGGGCGGAGGGTTCGGCGGAGGACGTCCGAGACTCAGACTCAGAAGGCGGGCTCCTCGCGCTCCTCCGTGGCCGGGCCTCGGGGGCCGAGCGCAACTGAGCGGGCGACGCTCGACGAATACGTCGGTGCCCTCGTCAGCTCGTGGCAGGTGTCGCAGGGCATCTCCAGGCCGGCCGACTTCGAGAACCTGGTCAGCCACGCCCGCGGCTGGGTCTACGCCGCCATACGCGCCATCGCCCAGGGCTGCGCCGGCCAGGCGCTCGAGGGCTGGAAGAAGGGTGGGCGTAATCGCCGCGACTGGAAGCCGCTGAAGGAGGACGACCCCCTCGCTCAGCTCCTCGCCCGCCCGAACCCGTTGTATGCGATGCCGCAGCTGGTCGAGGACACGACGTTCTTCCTGGAGACGACGGGCAACGCCTACTGGTACCTCGTGTTCGGCAAGCGGCTGAAGGACCGGCCGCGGGAGATCTGGCCGCTGCCGGCCCAGCACGTGAAGGTCATGCCGGACACGAAGGAGATGGTGCGCGGCTACGTCTTCCAGCCGGGGTCGAAGAAGACGGCCGTGAGCTTCGAGCCGCACGAGATCGTCCACTTCCGGCACGCGGCCGTCGAGAACCGGTGGTACGGGAGCGGGCCGCTGCTGGCCGCGGCCGAGGCCGTGAACTCCGACGAGGCTATATCCGAGGCCCAGGACTACATGTTCAGGAACGCGCCGCACCCGTCCGGGTTCCTGATGAACAAGAGCGGGCGGAAGTGGACGGCCGAGCAGCGGCGGACCATCAACGCCCTCCTCCGCCGGTTCGTCGGCGGCAAGCAGCACGGGCGCGTGATGTTCCTGGACATGGACGTGGCGTGGCAGGCGGCCGACCGGGCGCCGCGCGAGATGGGCTACCGCGAGTCGGGCGTCTACGTGCGGGAGAAGATACTCAGCATCTTCGGCGTGCCGTCGGCCATCGTCGGCAAGGTGGCGGACGCGAACCGCAGCAACATGGAGGCGCAGCAGTACGGGTTCGCGAAGTGGACGCTCCTGCCCCTGCTCCAGATGATGGCGACGAAGATAAACGAGGGCATCATCCGGCCGTTCTTCGACGACTCGGGGAAGACGGTGGTCGAATTCGAGGACCCGGTGCCGCAGGATTGGCAGCGGCTGCTCGAGGAGTGGCGGGTCGGCCTCGAGCGCGCGGCCGTGGCCCCGAACGAGTTCCGGTCCGAGATCCTGGGCCTCGAGCCGCTGACGGCCGACAAGCCGGTGAAGTCCGTCATGGACTCCCCGATCGTGCTGACGCCCGAGGGGCCGAAGACGCTGCTGCCCGTCGAGGGCCAGGAGGAGGAAGAGCCTCCGCCGCCTGCGGAGGACGAAGAGGAGGAGCCGACGCCGGAGGAGGAGGCCGACGAGTTCTTCGGCGGCGACGACGAGGACGACGAGGGGGAGACGGCGCGGGCGCGGAAGAGGAAGCGCCCGCTCTCGTCGTTCACGGCCTCCGAGCTCGCCCGTCTGCTGGCCGCCGAGTCCGAGGAGGCGCGGCGGTTCGACGCCGTGGCCGGCGAGGCCGTGCGCGACGAGGTTCGCCGGGGTGTCATGACGGAGGCCGCCCTCATGGGCGTGGAGCCAGACGAGGTGGTGATGGACGCCGCCCCGATCAGGAAGGCGCTGGAGGAGCGGGCGGAGAAGCACTGGCGGCGGACGATCTCGCGCACGAACCGGAGGGAGCTCCGGCGGCTGCTCGCCGACGGCATATCGGAGCGCCTGCCGGTCAAGGAGATAGCGGAGCAGGTCGAGCGGGGCCTGCGCGGGATGTCGGCCGCGCGCGCCACGCGCATCGCGCGCACGGAGGTCGTCGGGGCGGCGAACGCGGGCGCCGACGCCCTGCACGAGCAGGTCGGGCTCCGGTACAAGCGGTGGCTCGCGACGGGCGACGACCGCACGCGCACCACGCATCGGGTCGCGCACTGGCAGCTCCGCCGCCAGGGCTCGAAGTTCAGGGTCGGGGCCGCGCACCTCCGATACCCTGGCGATCCTGCGGCCGGCCACCCGGAGGAGACCGTGCAGTGTTTCATTTCCTATCGCGTACCGGTTTTCACGGACAAGGGGTGGAGATATATCGGGAAGATCACTCCTGGTGACCGCGTGCTCACTCACGAGGGAAGATTCAGGAAGGTTCACAGCGTGCTCCAGGGCCAGACGTACGGAGGTCAGGTCATAGACGTAGCCTTCGAGGAGTTGCCTGGAAGGCACGGTCGAGGTCGAAGGCGGCTGACGATCACGCCAGAGCATCGGATTTTGACGGCGAAGGGGTGGACCCCGGCGTCTCGGGTGTCCGTCGGCGACACGCTCGTGTTCGGCGCGCTCCCTTGTGTTGTTTGCGGCGAACCTGCCGCGCTATACCCGAACAACAAGACGGGAACCTGTTCTCGTCACTGCGCTGCCGTGCGCGCTGGTCGTGAGACAGGTAATCGGCCCGAGGAGAAGGAGAGGCGGCGTGCGCAGGCACTCAAGCAGTGGCAAGACCCTGCCCACAGAGCGAACGTGTCTCGTAAGGCGCGTGAGCAGATGTTGCGTGAATACGCTGGCGGTTCCCGTGATGGGCATGAGATCACGAAGAAGGCGAGGGATGCTTATTTCAGCAAGTACGGTCCTGGGGGCTATGTCGGCACGCATCAGGAAGAGCTGCGGCCGAAGATAGCCGCAGGGGTTGTCCGAAAGTACGGATCCTATCTGGAGTTCATGAAGCAGGTCGTCTTCGTCGGCCTAGGCAAGTCCGCGTGGAAAGGCTCGGTGTTGGAGAGCTCAATGCGACGTTTCCTGAGCAAGTGCGGTCGACGCTATGAAGAGCAGTTCTGGGTCGGCCGTCGGCGCGTGGACTTCTATTTGCCCGACGAGAAGTTGTTCGTCGAGTGCGACGGTACTACGTTTCATCAGGACCGCGACGCGGAGGTGAGGCGAGACATAGAGATACTGTCCGCCCATCCAGATCACGAGATCGCGCACGTGCGTTATGGCCAAGGTGACAATGGCGTGCCTGAATGGGAGTATCGGAACTTGGTGACGTTGAACCATGAAGGGCAGTACGGGCACGCTTTCGTCAAGGTGACCTCGGTCGAGATCCGTAAGCTGACACGACCAAAGCGGCTCTACAACTTGGGCATAGAAGAGGATGAGAGCTACGTTGCCAAGGGACTGTGCGTTCACAACTGCCGGTGCACGACCGTGCCTGAGATGGCCGACGAGCCGGACCCGGACGAGAAGCCGCCCATCGAGATGAACCCGGAGACGGGCAAGGAGCAGATGCCGGGACAGCTGCGCGAGCGGCTCACTGCTTGGCGCGCTGTATACGAGGACGGGGAGGAGAAGGTCGAGCGCCTCTCCAGAGGCTATCTCGACGGGTTCGCTGAGCGGGCACGCGCCCGCCTGCTGGCGGCCGTGAGGGACTGAGCATGTCGCCGACCGGTGGCCGACGCCGGCGGTCCCCGGGCCCTCGCGGGCCCGGGCTTTCTTGGAAGGCTATGACCCGTGTGGCTGTGGAACGCGCTGGCCGGGGCGCTCGAACTGTCCGGTGACTGGCTGGTCGGCAGCAGGCGCAGGATCGGCTTCCTGCTGCGCATCGCGGGCTCCGTCTTCTGGAGCTGGGTCGCCCTGACATCGCTCTCGCCCGACGGCAACCGGCTCTGGGGCCTGTTGGTCGTGGCCTGCGCCATGTTCGCCGTGAACGCCCGCAACTTCCGCCGCTGGGGACGGGCGGACGATTCAGGCCCCCGACCGAGCGTGGACGACGCGCGGGAGTCTTTCGGATGGCCGATTCTCAAACGCAGGTACCCGAGGTGCTCAAGACGGACCTCGTGGGCGACGCCGCCCGGTCCGAGCTCGCGGCCTTCGGCGGGGCCTCGGAGATAGACGCGCCGGACGGTGCGGCCCTCGCCCTCTACCCCGACACCGAGATCCGGGACGTGGCGGAGGACGGCGGCAAGGGCACGTTCGTCGCCGTCGTAGCCACGAACGTCTACTCCCGGGACGGCTGCGTGCTCGAACCGCGCGGGGGCGACCTGCGCCAGTACGCCCGGAACCCCGTCGTGCTCTGGGCGCACGACTACCGCGGGCTGCCGATCGGGCGCTCGCGCAAGCTCGGGTTTGCGGACGAGGGGAAGACCGTCCGCCTCGTCTCCCGCGGCGAGCTCCACCGGGAGACCGAGCTGTCGCGCGAGGTCTGGGCCCTGCTCAGCCGCGGCTACCTGAACGCGACGTCCGTCGGCTTCCAGGTCTACCGCGTGCGGAAGCTGACGCCGAAGGAGGTCGGGATCAAGCCGAAGGACAAGGAGGCGGACGAGGAGGCGGGCGAGATCAACTTCCGGCCCTCGGACGTCCGGTATCGCATCCTGGAGTGGGAGTTCCTGGAGTACAGCATAGTGCCGGTCCCGGCCGACCCGGCGGCGCTCGTCATGGGCATCCGCAGCCTGCATGAGGCGGGCGTCTCGCTGCCGGAGCTCGAGGCGAGGCTGCGCGCGGGTGGCATCGAGGTCCCTGAGCTCGTCCCGCGCGAGGTCCGGGCGGACATGGGTGGGACGTACGAGGTGCGGGCCGAGGACGCCCCGCCCGAGTCGAGGCCGGAGGAGACCGAGGACTTCGTCCACATACCGGTCCGGGCGAAGGGCCAGTTCGTGCCCGAGTCGTTCAGGACCATCGCCATATCGAAGGACCAGGGCATCTCGGCCGTGATCGGCAAGCTGAAGACGGCTCCGCAGGGCTCGACGAAGATCCAGAAGTACCTGTTTGCCAAGGCCAAGGGCTGGACGATGGCGAAGGCCAAGGACTGGGTGAAGAAGCATAGGAAGAGCGTCAACCTCTGCCTCGACGCCTGGCAGGAGGTTGAGGGGCGGGAGCCGGCGGACGGCGAGCAGTTCGGCTGGTGCGAGACGCCGGCCGACGCCACGGGCGTGCTCGTGCCCCTGGAGGTCGAGCAGGAGTCGAGGGTCGGCGCGACCCTGAGCCGGAAGACGAAGCAGGCGCTGCTCGGGATCGCGCAGGGCATGAACAAGAGTGCGCAGTACCTCGTCCGGTTCGTGGAGGCGAACGGGAAGCCGGAGCAGGAGAAGCCGAAGGATGGGCCGAAGGACGAGCCGAAGAAGGGCGTCGCGCTCCTGACGGGCGAGTCTCTGCGTACCCTCGTCCGCGACGCCGCCGCGCGCGAGCAGGGGCGGTAAGACTCGCGCGCGGCTCCTCGCAGCGTCCGCCCGAATCACGCTCCTCTCCACCGTCGACGCCCGTGACCGGACGATAGAAACGGCGAATGCGGGCCCCGTCCAGCGGGCCGCGGAGGTCTGGAGATGGCCGACGAGAAGCAGGCGCAGGAGGAGAAGGTCGAGCAGACGGCCGACGAGCAGGCCGAGCCTGAGTCGAAGCCGGAGCCGACCACGGTCACCGTCGACCGCCGGGAGCTCAACCGGTCGATAGCCGACGCGGTGGCCGACCTCCTGAAGGCCGAGCGGGCGGAGATCGAGAAGGCGGCGGCCGACAGGGCGCGCGAGGAGACACTGGCCGAGATACGGAGGACCGACCGCCCGGACCGCAAGGACGTGTTCGACGACGGCGAGCGCCGGGTCCCGGCCGGGCCGAAGACGCACGCGGACCTCATGGTCGAGCGGTACGGCGCGCGCGAGGCCCGGAAGATGTACAGCTTCGCCAGGGGCCTGTTCAACAAGGAGGACTGGATCAGGTACGTGGCCGGCTTCGCCATGGACCGCGACGAGCGGGCGGCCATCGTGGGCACGGCCTCCGACAGCTCGGGCGGCGAGCACCTGCTGCCCGAGGGCTTCCAGGCCGAGATCGTGGTTGCGCGCGGCGCCATCGTCAGGCTGGCCAAGCGGGTCAAGACCGTGAACGTCAAGACGCGCACGGGCAAGATCCCGAAGATGACCCGCCCGTCCGTCAGCTGGGGCTCGCAGGAGGGCACGGCGTTCACCGAGTCCACGCCGACGATCAGCCGCGAGACCTGGAGCCTCTTCCGCGTCAACGCCTTCTCCAAGATCAGCCGCGACGTGATCGAGGACGAGGGCGTCGACATCGTCGACCGCCTCACCCAGGAGTTCGGCAGGGTGCTGGCCGAGGAGCGCGACAAGGTGATCGCCGTCGGCACGAACTCGAACCAGCCGTACGGCATCTACTACAACGTGGCGAATGGCGACATGACGACCTACGCCATGGGCGGGGCCATCACGTTCCGCGGCCTGCTCGGCCTGTACTTCACGCTCCCGGAGCAGTACCGCAAGGACGCCGTGTGGGCCGGCTCGGACACGAACGCGGAGCGCATCCGCGGCCTCGTCGACAACAACAACCAGCCCATCTGGAAGTACGGCGCCTTCGGCTCCGCGTCCGGCGAGGTCGCGGACAACATGGTGCTCGGCAAGCCGTACATCACGCAGGACGACATCCCGAACAACTACCTGATCTTCGGCTCGCTCGCCTCCTACTACCTCTGGGACCGCAACGCGGTCACGGTCGAGATGTCGACGGACGCGACGGACGAGAGCGGGGCCTCGGCGTTCCTCCGGAACGAGACGTGGCTGAAGGTGTGCGAGCGGTACGACGGCGTGGCCGTCGACACCGCGTACTTCACGGGCGGAACGGGAATCACTGGTTAGGTATAGCCTGGGAAGGTAAGCAACCCCCGCCGCGAGACGGGGGTTGCTTTATGCCCCGACGTATGCGAGGCAGGGATAAGTCCCCGGTAGCTCAAACGGTAGAGCGGCCGGCTGTTGACCGGCTACGTTGCAGGTTCGACCCCTGCCCGGGGAGCCGCCCGCCCGCCCGTTGACGGCCCGCCTCCTCGTCGTAGAATGGCGCGGCTGGCCGATACACGGGAGGACTCTCCGACATGAGCGAGAACGCCTCAGGAAGCCCGCCGCTCCTCTGGGTCGTCGTGCCGACCCAGGACAGGCCGGGGCAGTGCGCGGAGCAGGTGCAGAGGCTGCTGGCCGAGGAGCCGCGGGAGCGCGTCAGGGTCTGCGTGATCGACGACGGGAGCCGGGAGCCGCCGGAGCTCGTGCGCGACGCCCGCTTGCGCCAGGTGTGGCGAGGCGCGTCTGGCGGGCCGAACGCGGCCCGCCATGACGGCGTGTCGCTCGCGCCCGTCGACGCCGTGATCGTGGAGGCGGACGACGACGACCCGATAGAGCCTGGGGCCTTGCGCCACGTGGCCGAGGCGTTCGCCGACCCCGGGGTGAAGGTCATCTACGGCGACTACTGGCAGGCGAACAGTGCGGGCGAGCGGTTCACGGGCTCGGGCGGGTACGTGGAGAAGGGGGAGTACAGGCCCGGCGAGTTCCAGCGCAGGGGCGCGATCCACGTCGGCCTGCGGGCGTACAGGCGCGAGCTCTACGACGAGGTTGGCGGCTACCGGATGGACGAGACGCCGGCCGGCGACCTCGGGTTGATGCTGCGCTTCGAGTGCTTGCTCAAGGGTCGTGGGATAGTCCACCTAGCCCGGCCGCTCTGCACCCACGTCGTGGACATGACGGGCGTGTCGCGCGCGCGCGGGGCGGAGCAGGCGCGGATGGCCAGCCACCTCTGCTACCTCGCCAGGCTCGGGGCCCTGCTGCGTACGGAGGGGCCGAAGACGGATGCCCGCGCGGGCTTCGCCCGCCTGCCGGAGCCGGAGCCGGCCGATTTCTCGGACGTGCGCGTGGAGCGCGCGCGGGAGCTGGACGGCCTACGATCATGCGACAGAACTGTGGCCATCGTCCCGACGTACCGGACGGGCGCGCAGCTGGCGTCATGCCTTGACCGGCTGGCGGAGCTCGACGTGCCGGCCGTGGTGGTCGACGACGGATGCCCCAAGCGGTCGGGCGAGGCGGCGGAGGTCCACGACGGTTGCCGGTGCGCCGTCCTCCGCCTGTCCCGCAACTGCGGCTACCCGCGCGCGGTGAACGTGGGGGCGGAGGCCGCGCTCGGCCTGCAGCCGGAGTTCCTGCTCATGCTGAACGCTGACTGCTATGTCTCGGGTGAGGCGCTGGAGGCGATGGAGCTCCATCTGGACACGTTCCCGGACTGCGCGGTCGCCGGCTGCACGCACGTCCGTCCCGACGGCCGCCTGGACTCGAAGGGGTCGGAGTGGGACTGGGCGAAGCAACGGTACGCCCACGTCGGGCGGGACTTGCCCGACGATACGAGGCTCGGGGACGGGCGCGAGACGGTGTCCGAGTGGCGTGACGTCACGACGTTTGCCTGCGCCCTCGTCCGGGCCTCGGTCTGGCACGAGCTCGGCGGGCTCGACGAGCGGTACGAGGTCGGGTACTGGGAGGACGCGGACTTCTGCTTGCGGGCGCGCGAGGCGGGCTATGACGTGGCGTGGGTGCGGTCGGACAGACCGGCCGTCCACGAACTCGGCGCGAGCGGGGGCCTCGACCGGGCGGCGCACGGGCGGAACGCCGTCCTGTTCCGCAACCGGTGGGCGGACACTGGGCTCGTGGACAAGCATAGGCGGGCGCGCGGCCGCCGCGTCCACGACGGCCGGGTCGTCTGCTGCATGATCGCGTGCAACGAGCGAGAGTGGGTGCGGGCGGCGCTCGAGTCCGTGGCCCCGCTCGTCGACGAGTACATGATCGCCGTGGGCGGAACGCGGGAGGCGCGTGAGGTCGGGATGTGCGACGAGCGCGGGTATCCGACGGACGGCACGCTGGAGATCGTGCGGGAGTCCTTGCAGGACTGCGGAAAGCGCGCCCTCGTCCACCACCCTCCTGACCGGCCGTGGCGGGACAAGCGGGAGATGCGGCAGGCGTGCGCCGCCCACCTCGAGGCCGGCGACTGGATGCTGCTCGTGGACGGCGACGAGGTGTTCACGGAGGAGGGGCTGTGGCGGCTCAGCCGACACATGCAGTTCGCCGACGTCGTCTGCCCCGGCTACTGGCTGGCGTGGAACGATCTGGACACGGTCGGCACGGGCGTCTGGGACGGCTTTCCGCAGCAGAAGGCCGTGCGCTGGCGTGAGGGCATGACGTACGAGCGGGACGACAACGTGCCGCACGTCGACGGCATGCCCCTGCCGTCCGTCCCCGGCCTGCGCGTGCTGCGGTGCGCCGACGAGCGCCTGTACTGGCACTACTCCTGGGTCGGCCCGCTGGAGAAGCTCCGGCGGAAGGCCGCATGGTACGCGGAGAAGAAGGCGACACGCGGTCGAGTCCGTCCCGACTACTTCGACCGCGTGTTCATGGCCTGGCGCGCCGATCCCGGCCGGGTTGAGGCCGAGCTCGGAACTCACCCGTTCGGGGGCGGGGGGGCGGCGGCGCGGGAGGCCCCGCACCCGCCCGGCGTCCGGCGGATGATTGAGCGCCCCGAGATCGGGGGCGACGGCTGGTGAGGCGCGCCCTCCGCCGAGACCCGCTGCTCACCTTCCTGTCCGGCACCGTGTCCGGCACCATGTCCGGCACCATGTCCGGCACCATGTCCGGCATGGTGTTGGCCGTCTGCGTGGCCGTCGCCGCGCTGGCCGTCGGTAGCCGCGCGCGGCCGCCGGCGACCACGCGCTACGTCGAGGGCGTGGCGTCGAGCACGGCCCCGGACACGAACGACGTGATGCACACCGTCAAGTCCCTGCGCTCGGCGCCGGCCTGGTTCTGCTTCTACCGCACGGTGCTCCTGAACCACGACGAGTCGCGCCCCGTCGGCGTCGTGGAGCACGCGCGCGTCGCCGGGAACAAGCTGCGCGTCGTCCTCCGCATAGAGGACGACGAGGCGTGGCGCATGGTCGTCGACGGTCGGCTGCGCGGCCTGAGCTGCGGTGTGCTGGCCGTCGATCCGACGCCCGTGTTCTTCGACGGCCGGGAGATCAAGCGCGTGGAGACCGCGGTGTGGACGGACGTGAGCCTGGCCACGATGCCGGCCAACCCGGACGCCTGGATCGAGCGCTTCTGGGAGGCTGCTTATAACAAATGTGATAAATGCCCGGACGGCGGGCGGAGGTAGGGGTGTGGCCGAGCGACGGGGCAAGAGGAGCCGGAGAAGCGCGCCTAGCGCGCGGATCGAGGTGCCGGAGGCGCGACGCTGCCCGAGCTGCGGCCGGGACGGGCTGTGGCGGACGGGCGACCGCTGCTGCCTCTGCGGCAGGCTGGAGGGCGAGGCGCGGGACGACGGCCGACCGCGGGGGGCGGGGCATCGGATGATGGGCCGGGCGCCGCGCTCGAGGTAAGTGGGGGCGGACCGTGGAGCTCCTGGTCTTGGCCGGCGGCGGCCTGGGGAACGTGGTGATGACGATGCCGCTGCTGAGCGCGCTGCGCGATTCCGGGCACGTCGTCGACCTGGCGCTCGCGCCCGAGGCCCACCGCTGGGAGCCTGTGCTCGACGGCTTCCCGGCCGTGCGCCGCGTCTGGCGGCAGGGGGGCCGGAACGCGCCGCCCGCCGTCCGGCCCCGCCACAGGCTCGCCCTGCAGACCGTCCTCGGCCGGCCGGGCGGGCTGGGCCGGCGCTTCCCCTGGCCGCGAGCGGTCGGCCCGAGCCGGGGCCTGGCGTTCGAGAGGCATGAAGCGCGCGTCAACCTGGAGATGGCGGAGCGGCTCGGCTGGGCCGGCCCGCCGCCTCCCGCCTGGGGCGGGGGGCCGGCCGACGGGCCGGGCGGCGGCCGTTTCGCCGCCCTCCTCACCGGCTGCAATCCGGCCGAGCGTTGGGAGCGGAAGCGGCTGTCCGGCGCGTTCTGGCGCCTGCTCGCCCGGTCTCTCACCTTACCCTGCGTGTGGCTCGGGGGCCCGGCCGACGCCAGGCCGTGGATGGGCGGCGCGGGCGAGAACCTGTGCGGCAGGCTGTCGCTCAGGGGGTCGCTCGACCTCCTGACCCGGGCCGACCTGGCCGTGGGCGTCGACTGCGGGCTCGCGCACTGCGCCGCGGCCCTCGGCGTGCCGACCGTCGTCCTGTTCACGGCGACGAGCGAGGCGAAGAACCGGCCGTGGGGGCCGCGCGTGCGGCTCCTGGCCCGGCGTGACCTCGGCTGCCGCCCGTGCCAGGGCGCGGCGCGCTGGGCGTCGTGCGTCGACTGGCGGTGCCGGGAACTGTCGGTCGAGCGCGTGGCCGAGGCCGCGCGGGAGGGGTAAGTGAGATGCGCGTCGCCTGGCCCAGCGCCTACCGCCGAGAAGCCAACAGCTACGGCTTCTCCCTCCACTGCTCGGACGGCATGCGGGCCGCGCAGGCCGCAGGCCTCCGCATAGACGCCGACGCCCCGATAGTCGTCCACGTCGGCACGCCCTACACGTGGGTCTACGAGGAGGGGCGGACGAACATTCTGTGGCTGGCGTATGAGTGCCACGAGATGCCGGCGCATACGGCCGAATGGGCGAACCGCGCCGACGGCTTCCTCGTCAGTTCACCCTTCCTCGTCGAGACCGTCAACAGGGCCTGCCCGGGCAAGCCCGTGGAGCTCGCGTGGCAGGGCATCGAGCCCGCGGACTTCCCGTACGTCCGCCGCCGGGACCCGGTGGCGCGCGGCGGCCCGTTCACGTTCCTGTGGGTCGGGGCGAGCTCGACGCGCAAGGGCTGGCAGATCGTGGCCCACGCCTGGGACGCCTTCCGCGCGACCTGGCCCGCTGTTCTGGGCGCGCTGCACGAACGGCTGCCGCGCGTGCCCGCAGACCTCCGGCCGCAGCTCTACCTCAAAACGACGTGCGCGGCTTGGCGGGGGGCTGAGGGCAGCAGGCGCGCGCAGGGCCCGGACGCGGTGTTCGACGACCGCCGGGTCTCGACCGAAGAGCTGTGCGCGATCTACCACTACGCGCACTGCTTCCTGTTCCCGTCGTACGGCGAGGGATTCGCGCGGACGTTGGCCGAGGCTTGCTCTACGGGCCTGCCGTCCATCTACGTGCCGAAGACGAGTCCGGGCGACTGGATGGACACCCAGTACGGCTATCCCGTCGAGTGGCACTGGACGGATCAGAGCTATGATCTCGACCAGCCGGTGCGGATGCCGGAGGCGATCGTGCCGTCCGTCGTCGGCCGCATGGCCCAGGTCGTGCTCGACTACGGGGACGCCACGCGCAGGGCGGAGCGGGCGGCACGGATGGTGCGCCGCCGGTTCAGCTGGGACCGATGCGGGCCCCAGCTCGTGGGGGCGATTCAACGGCTGTGCGCGCGACTCGGAGTTGCCCGGCTCCTCGAATGAGCGTTGACCCTCCGCTCGTCGTCTTCCTGACCCGCGACCGCGGGCCTCTTCTGCGCCTGACGCTGCCCGCGGTCCGGCGCGCGTGCGCAGAGGCCGGGGCGCGCCTGCTCGTGGTCGACGATGGCTCGCGCGACCCTCTCGCCCGCCGCCTGCTCGCCGAGTTCGGCGCAGACCTGGTGGTGAACGATCCGCCGCTCACCATGCACGGCCCGCGCGCCGGCCTCTGGGGCCCGCGCTGGCGGGCGGCCTGGATCGCGCGCCAGCAGTTCGGCGCCGACGAGCTGCTGCGCGTGGACGGCGACGTCCTGCTCGGCCCGCGGGCGGTCGCGGACCTGGCGGAGGCGGCGGCCGACGCGCCGGGCGAGTGGGCGGGCCTCTACTGCCTCGGCCGGCGGCGGGCGACGCTCGACGGCCCGTGCGCGGACGCCCTCGTGATCGGCCCCGGCCGGTGGAGCTACGTCCGGCGCTGGCACGACCTGGAGACGGGCCGGCGGCGCGGCATGTTCCACGACTCCCTCGAGTTCCTCCGCCTCTGGCGGGTCGACTACTCGGACGTCCCCGGCCGGCTCCTCCGCTACGGCCTCGGCCTCGGCCGGCAGCTCGGCGTCTACTCGCCGCAGATAGAGGCCCAGCACCTCGGGTTCGGCGAGCATGGGATAGACCGGGGGACGTGGGGAGCGGACGCTCCGCTGTCCGCTTACCAGCGGGGCCCCTGCGTGTCTATGGAGACGGGCGAGCCGCTGGGCGTGCGCGGCCTGGACCTCGAGCTCTGGCGGCTGCTCGTCCGCTCCCGCCCCGACCTCCTCGCCCGCTACTGCGCTGGCGAGCGCGCGCCCGTCTACCAGGACTCGGAGATCTGGCGGGATCTGCCTGCGCGGATCTTCGACTATCGGGGGCCGTCAGACGACGCGGAGCTCGCCCGGCTGCGGGCCGAGGGCCGGCGGCTGCTCGTCCGCTACCACGGGCGGTGGCAAGGTGACCGCACGCGCGCGGCCCTCGGCGTCTCCCCGCGCGACCCCCGGACCCGCGTCTGCCCGGCCGGCCATGACCACCCCTGGCTCGGCTCCCGCTACAGGCGGCGGTGGGTCGAGAGCCGGCCGGCGGGCGGCGGCTACCGCACGACGGGCTACGGCCTGCCCGCGGAGCCCGCCGGATAGGCTGTCCGAGCGCGTTTTCGGCCTCGAAAAAATCTGCAGAAATCTGACGAAAAATCCGATTTTTAGGTTGACGGCAATGGTGTTCGCCGATAATATGCGCGTGGACAGAGAGAGGAGGGTGAGATGAGCGAGTACGGAAGACTAGAGCGAATCCGGCGGGCGAGAATGTGCGAGGCGAAACGCTACCTCGGTGAGTACCGCCGCGGTGAGCGATCACGCCGCTCTATCGCTGCACTGCTCCGGCCGGAGGGTCGGCTCTCTCGCGTCCCGGACTGGATCGAGGACGAGGAGGGCTATGCGGTGTGTGCCGCTGCGGGTGATTGGCTGCGCGAACAGCTCGACGCTCCCGACGAGAGACCCGAGCCCACGCTGACGGACGCTATGGAGCGCCACGGAGCGGTCTCGCCAGAGGAAGCCGCCCGGCGGCGCGAAATGGCCAGGCATCGACATGAGGACACCGAATACGATGATCTGCTGCGTCGAGGCATAGACCGGGATACGGCCCGCATTATGATCTGAAGCTGTCAGTGGCGTATGGGGCGGAAACGAAGGGAGGCGCAGCGATGACGGGGACGCAGAGGAAGGCGCGCGACGGGAAGACGAGAGCGCGCGAGCGGCCGGTCGCATGCTACGGGGTCGTGCGTGGCTGGGACTGGCAGCAGGAGCACTATGAGA